GTTGCTATTGGTTGATCCATACGGTTGGCTTGCATCTTTGTAGTAGTAACTGTAGTAGTTGTACCACATGTTACGCACAAGATCTGACCCGTCGTCGTGGAATGTGATGTTCACAGGATCGTAATCAATCTTGGTTTGAATCACACGTTTACGATTGTATTGGTTGAGTGTTTCTGTAGCAATAGTGTACTTGGGCAAGTCAACTGTTTTTACAACCAAACTGAGATTGGCAATGTCTTGAAGACCAATTGCACCACGTATTTTGGGGATTACTGCTGAATTAATTGTAAAGGCCACATGGAACAAAAACTTAAATCTAGGTTTAAGTTCGTATCCGTTGGGAGTAAAGACACGGCTTGCGTGATTGTAGCCACGCAAGCCGTCTACTGCCGTAAATCCTTTAAAGATTTGCTGACCAAATGTTGCTAATGACATTAGTTAGTACCCGTGTTATGGGGTAGCTGCACCAGCACCTGTAACAATACTACCCAGTGTTCGACCGATAGCACCACCAACACCAGCACCGTTAGATCCTGATGGGATTTGGTTGGCGTTATCGTAAGCAATGCCTAGGTTAATTGTAACTACAGCACTGTCGGCATAGCTCAACTGACCGTAGTCAGCTGACTTCAAATAGCAACCATACAATTCCCAAGTTTCGAGAACCACAGGCTCAGCGGCACCATTGCCACCGTCTAGGATTTCCAAACGTGTTAAGAACTTGTAATCAATACCAGAACTGGCTGATGCCATTTCCAAGAAGTCCATTTGCTTCTGTAATTGCTCGCCAACCAACTTGCTCACTGAGCCAGATGCGTCATCACGAATTTCGCAGGCAACGTCGGCCCAAGTAGGCTTACCGGCCAACTTCAGTGTTGAGTTGTAGATTGGTATAGTGATGTCTTCAAAACTCAGATTGGGTCTGTTGAAAGTCATTACCTGTTTTGTTAATTCAGTGGTAGGCTTTTGCACGCCAAAGTTCTCAAAATACACACGGAAGCGATATTTGAGTTTGGGCATCAACAAGCCCTGATCAGCCTGGCCACCCAGTGGAACTGACATTCTTGATAGTGATGAACTTGCCATTTTTTGGTATCTCCTGTTACTTTTATTTACCTGAATTGGTGGGTGAAAAATCACCCACCATTTTCATTAGGCTGCCTGTCCTGAGATCTCGCCAGTGTTCTTGATACGCAATGGAATGTAGATAAACTCCACTGCTTTCACTGGTTCAATAGCAATATCCAGCCACAACTCATTGCGGTCAATACGTGCAGGAGTGTTGTTGCTCAAGTCACAAACCACCAAGTAGTCATAGATACCACGTTTGGCCACCAAGTCAATCATCAAGCTGTTGACTGTGTTGGTGATTTCAGCACGGGTGATATCATCATTGGGTTCAAACAAATACAGTTTGCCAATTTCTTCAAGTCTACCACGCAAGAACGCAACCAATCGTGACACGTTGATACGATCCAGTGCGCTAGTAATACTAGTTGTGGTCTTGTTACCAAAGTTAACAATACCCACACCTGGGACGAAAGTAATTGGGTTGATGTCGTTTTCATACAAGACATCACGTATACCTTGTCCCATGTTCAATTGCTGGAATTCACCAGTAGCTGCATCAATATAACCAATAGCAGTAGCATTGTCTACAACACCGCGACGTGTACCAGCAGGTGCTAGCCATGGATAGCTTACTGCATCACTGCGGATAATAGTACGCATCATCATGTGACTTGGTGCTGTGACCACGGTGTTGCCCGACAGGTCTGTGGTCTGGCAGCTTGGATAGAATGTACCCAAGTACTGGCTAGCTGTTACTAGACCGTCTTCAGTTCTGAATCCTAGACCGCCGTTGTTTGTGGCCCAGGCAGCAAGATCTGTTCCTGTGGCTGGCAAGCGCATTGGTGTGTCGCCCACAACAAACAATGTGTTGTTGCGCTCATTGCTGAGTGCTACCATGTTGGGAATCAATTCTGGATAAGCTGTGGCAGCAATCAAGCTGAACTGATTTTGTTCTTCACGTGCTGCTTCGCTGGTATCAATGCCTGCCTTCATGGCTTGAATAATCAATTGACGCTGTGCTTGACGACCACTCCACATTGCACCGTCATCTCTGTTGCCAGACGCTGTTAGCCATGTGCTCTTGACTGCTGGCAATGTGTCGTCCGGATAATCAGTAGCATTGAAGTAATCACTTTGGAAGCTCTTGACATTGTATCCTGAACGACGTGTGTTAAACAACAACATGCCTTGAGGATATAGATCAGGATTAGGAGCATCCAAGTCCAAGTAATTACTAGTCAACAAACTTTCAATAGTTGGGAAAGGATCCATTACAGGATCTGTTGTGCCGTTTGGTGCCCAACGTGCATCTGCAAACAAAATACCGTTTTGTGTAACCTGGTCAGTGGTGTCAACTTCCGCCCACTGATTTACTCCACTTACTGTTTCCCAACGATATAGTTTGGGATAGTTTTCTAGGTCGCTAGTGTCAATCCACAAATCGCCTAATACCAGCGCCGTACCATCACTTTGCTCAATTGGTGCTGTAGCAGCAATTAGCGGCCCAGCAGGGTCTGTGTCGCTTAAATCAAATCCACGAACATCATTGGTAACGTTTTGATAACCAACCCAGGCACCGTTGTTCTGAATCATAATGTCGGCATCGCTCACTGTACTGTAATACCACAAGCGACCGTCCACTGGATCTTGATCTGGTTCTGTAGCACTGGCTGTGTATGTAAACAGTGGCGAAGACACCCAGTTACTCAGTGATATAGCATTTGCTGTTCTAAATGCTGGTCTGCAACCAGGAGTACTAGTTGTAAATCCAGCCAATGTCACTGGAGTACCTGACACGTTTAACAAAGTGATGTTACCACCAAAGGAACTGGTCAATACAATTGCACCTGATGAGTTTACACTGGCGCTAACACCACCGATGTTGGCTTGACTCACTGCTGTAATAAACGCAGAGGTATTTGTGCCGTTTATGGTAACAGTAGCAGTTTGAGTACTACCATCTATCTGACTGCCAGAGATACGGAAACTAGAACCATTTACAAATGGGCCTGGAGTGTCTGTGCCACCCGTAACCACTGTGGCTCCAAGCGCAGTGCGTTCAAGAATTTCCAAAGCCATGAATGGAACTGACCCACCAAAAGATATAGCATCCCAAATTGCAACAGTTGTTCCTACAGGAATATTTTTTCCACCACCAGAAGGATCTAGCGCAAAGTTGGCTGTGTTAGGACTAGAGTAAGTATTTGTTGTTTGACTAACAAACGTACCCAGAGCAGAACTATATTTTTTAACTCTAAGAGCCACGCCGTTGTTGGCTGCACTCATGTTGTTCCATACAGAACCTGTGGGTGCTGGTTGAGTTTGTCCTACTGCCCAGCGAGGTGCTTGATAGCTGTAGGATGGTAGGTATGTTGGTGTGTAATATACACCAGCAGTGATACCAAGTGCTGACAACAATCCTGCGGTACTGGTGATATCAATTTCAATTGCGCCTCCCACTAAACTGCTAAGGTCAGGAGTAGTTAGCGAATTTCCAGTTAATTGTAATCTTCCTGCACTAGTAACACTTGATGTAACTCCCGCAATTGCTGCAGAATTAATGGCGTTTGACAATCCAGTTACTGTATTGTCAGTAGATGCCGGAACAGCTACCGACGTTCCATTGATTACAATTGTATTGCCAGCAGTGAGACTTGTAGGAGCAAGAGTTCCTGTCAGTGTAGGCCAAGATTCTTTCCAATCGTCTGATCCAACTAAAACCCATGCGTTTGACGAGTTTTTGTAATAGCCAGGGTTTGTAGGAGACACTGCGCTGATTGCGTAATCACCAATGCTACCAATGGTGGCATCTGGTGTAAAGTTATCATTGTCAAAGTCTTCAACATCTGCTGGGTCTGTGATAACAATAGGAGTTTTTACGGTGAATGTGTTGGTGGTTTGATTCCACTCTTGGATTCCCCACAAACTTGTTGAAGTGTCCAACCAGTAGTCACCGTCATTGGGATTGCCTGTTGGACGCACTAGACTAGCAGTGAGTTCTGCCAAATCTATATCAGCACGTTGTACATAGCAACGATTGGTAATGCCCAATGCTGAATAAGCAGCCAGCAAGCCATATTCGTTGAGTTCGTAGCCGTTGATTGGAGTACCTGTTGTGGTCTGATAGAAGAACGGCACGCCAAATGTGGCAGCCAAATCTCTTTGACTTGTAATGAGATACGTTTTATTGGCATTTGCAGCCAATGTTCCAGCGGCAACTGTCACGCCGTCTGAACTTACTTTATTCTGCGCAGTAGCGATTAAAAAATACGGTACTGTGTTAACAGCAGAAGGGATATACTGACTTTCGTCAATAACTGTTACTTCTACGCCTGGTGATACTAGAGCCATGGTCAATTCCTTTTCAAGATACAATATTTATAGGTATATTCAAAAAAGGCGCCGTTACGGTGCCCTTTGGCAAAGGTCCTGCCGCTAAATACTGTATGAGACCCGTTTGCCCAGCTTGTAATCAACGTCCTTGTGCTGTAAACTACACCAAGAACGGAGTTACTCACTATCGTGGTCGCTGTGATAGTTGCACTAGAAAAAATCGTGGAGTAAAAACAAGAAAACCCCGCTGGGAATCTGCAGGGTTTAAAAAGAAATTGACTTGTGACCGGTGCGGGTTTAAAGCTCAGTACTCAAGTCAAATATTAGTATATCATGTGGATGGCGATTTAAACAACACTGGAGTCAAGAATCTAAAATGTGTTTGTCGCAACTGTGTTGAGGCCATCAACAAAAGCGAGTTGCCTTGGAAACCGGGCGATTTAGCTGTGGATCTGTAACAGTGTGGTCATCAACTCACGGGTATTTCGTCGCAGGTCTTCAAGTCCGCCGTTGTTGTCAATCACATAGTCAGCCATCCAAATTTCCAAACTCATGCTAGAACGATCTTCTTGTGGTAGGTAATCACTACGGTCTACCCAAATAGCATA